CCCCCATTGGTTGCCCAACAGAGTAATGATAATCTTTACCTTTATAAGACCAAGGTATATTAAGTAACTGTTTCCATAAATTACCATCGATACCTAAAGAATTTAGGATATCGACTTGTAAATCTATAGGAAGACGATCAGTCGCAGAACTAAGATCAAAACAGGAAAATTTTGAACCATTGTTATTTCCTCTTAATTTCTCAAGAGGCGCTAACTGATTATGTGTCCCATCTTCGGGAACGGATTCAAGAAATCTAAAAATTGATTTATGTAAACCAATTAAAGATAATTGGATCCACCAATTAGTAATAGCAATGACTCGAGCTTTCCCAGCTTGGTCATAGACTACGGATAACCGTCCAATAGGATTTCTGCACTGCACACCTATCATATACGATAAGAGATATAGGGGTCCTAACACGATCCATAAGCTAACTAAAGAAGCTAGATATAAAAAGGCATTTTGCCGAAATAATATCGTAACTATACTCATCGCAACCTTAGGATAAAGAAGTAATGCAATAGCATCAACTCCCGAACCCCAAGTAGCGCGTTTAGAAATAGGGCCTGCAGACTCAGAAATGAATCCAGTTACCTTACCAAAGCTTATTTTGAAGTGTCCAACGAATTTCTTTGCAACTCTATCAATTACGATAGTTCGTGATAAACCGGAGAAAGGTTCTATAATAGAAGCTAAATCAGGTTTAACATTAGTTGGAAAGACTCGGAAGATACTTAGACAGGTTAGAACTACTCTAGTTACTATAACACTTTCCCCAACTGTTCCTAAAAGAACACGAAGGTTACGAGGTATAATAACAGGCAGCCCATGGCGGTTCACCCGAACACGGATTCCTTTTGGAGGAACCCTGATCTCGGGTGTACCAGCAAGAAATTGCATTACTATTCTTAACGATTCTTTCAAATAAAGAAACGTAAAGTTAAATCCATTGGACTTAACTAAAGTAATAATAGCAATTCCAAGCTTATTAACGTCTTGACTATATCTAGAAGCACTCGTGATCCAGATAGTAAATCTGAAATATTTGGAAATCTCCTTAAGAGAAATCCAATCAGAA